TTACACGGTATTACATTTACTGTACATGGAACTAATCAAAATCCTCCGTTAGATATTAAGTTTGATACTAAAAATAATAGACATAAACCACGTGATCCAGGGCATGGAAGACCTACATTATATGAATCTGCACCAGGAATTACACGTTGGATGCCTGTTATGGGTGTTGATAAGCGTATGATAGCACATTTATATAATCATTTTAATATGTTGGAAGAATTATTACCATACACAAGAAGTTGTGAACAACATGCAGAAGAAAATATGGATACACCTACTTGGATGGTTACACATTGTGGTGAATGCTGGTGGTGTAAAGAACGAGAATGGGCGTTTGGGAGATATTAATGGCAATAGATAGTAAATTAACAAAAACTCCGTATAGAAAAGAGAAATACACAGAAGAGCAACTTTTAGAACTAGCTCGATGTGCAAATGATCCCAAATATTTTATGAGGAATCATTGTTATATTCAACATCCTATACAAGGTAGGCTAAAGTTTAGTTTATATGATTTTCAAGACGAACTAGTCGACATTTATCACAACAATAGATACAGTATTAATATGCTGGCCCGCCAGATGGGTAAGTCAACTTGTGCGGCAGGATACTTATTATGGTACGCAATGTTTAACGCAGATCAAACTATTTTAGTAGCAGCCCACAAATATGCAGGCGCAGCAGAAATTATGCAACGTGTACGGTTTTCATACGAAACATTGCCAAATTATATTAGAGCAGGTGTAACAGAATATAATAAAGGAACATTAACTTTTGATAACGGTTCACGTATTATTGCACAAAGTACAACAGAAAATACTGGACGTGGTCTTTCCATTTCACTTGCATACTTAGACGAGTTTGCATTTGTCCGTCCAAATGTAGCAAGAGAATTTTGGACTTCACTGTCACCTACATTAGCAACAGGTGGTAAATGTATTATTACAAGTACACCTAATATGGATGATGATCAGTTTGCCCAAATTTGGCGAGATGCTAATAAAAATATTGACGAATATGGTATTGAAACAGCCGCAGGCGTAAATGGATTTGCACACTATCTAGCTACATGGGAAAGACATCCAGAAAGAGATCAAGACTGGGCAGATTTAGAACAAGGAAAAATTGGCGAAGAAAGATTTAGACGTGAACATAAATGTGAATTTATTGCGTTTGATGAAACGCTAATTGATAGTATTAAACTTTCTAACATGAGAGCACGTGATCCATATGCTATATCAGGGCAAGTACGTTGGTATGCTCCAATTGCTAAAGGTAAACTTTACATGATAGGACTTGATCCTAGTTTAGGTACAGGTGGCGATAATAGTGCTATAGAAGTATACAGTATGCCAGGAATGAAACAAGTAGCAGAGTGGATGCACAATAGAACAACGGTTCAAGGGCAGGTGAAAATTTTGCGAGAAATAGCACAACACATTGAGACTGAAACTGATGGCGATTGTGAAATATACTATAGTATGGAGAACAATACACTAGGCGAAGCCGCATTAGTAGTTGTAGAAGAAACGGGCGAAGAAAACTTTCCTGGCTCATTTTTAACTGAAACAAGACAACATGGTAATGCTAGGCGATATAGACGAGGATTTACTACTACTCATAAATCTAAAATATCTGCTTGTTCTAAATTAAAACACTGGGTAGAAACAGAAAAATTAGAAGTAGCAAGTAAACCATTATTAAGAGAATTAAAAACATTTATAGCAAAAGGTAATAGTTATTCTGCAAAATCTGGGGAAACAGATGACCTTGTAATGGCAGTTAATTTAATTGTACGTATGAGTATGGAAGTATCAAAGTATGAAGAAGAAGCATTTGATTACTTGAATGATGATTTTGAAGATTCTGATGGTATGGAACCTATGCCATTTAGCCTATTATAATAAATAGTGTATACGGAGATAAGATGCGTGAAGAAAGACATACATCCACTATACAAGACTATTACTGCTATATGTAGCTGCGGTGCTACGTTTGAAACTCGGTCAACCCTCACAAAAGAGAAGATGAATTTAGATATATGTTCTAAATGTCATCCATTCTATACAGGACAGTCTAGGGTTGTTGATACCCTAGGTCGTGTTGATAAGTTTAATAAACGTTATAAAGGATTTAAAAGAAAATGAATAATGAATACAACTCGTGGTGCAAATGGCACCCATTAAAAACAGTAATGTTGGGTAGATCGTATCACCCAGAATTTTACAGAGATATTCAAAATCCAAAAGTAAAAGATTGTTTAGTTAGGATAGCAGAAGAAACAGAAGAAGATTTTAAGAACTACGAAAAAATTTTAAAAGAATACGGCTGTGAAGTTATTAGACCTGAGTTAGACATAAACGAAAACTTACAAGAGAAAATAGACAATAAAGAAATAATGCAACATAGGTCAAGTGCGTTTCTAAGACCTCCAGCTCAACCAAGAGACGGCCAATTAGTAATGGGTAATGAGATGCTGTTTACAGGTTATGATCACCCTAGTATAAAAGAAAAGCTAATGGAATATAATAGTGATGATAGATATGATTTTTCAGATGTGCCAAAGAATTTTATGTTTGATGCTCCATTTATAACATGTGTTGGAAATAGAGTTTATATTGATAGAAAAGAAATTCCCGAATATGTTATTAAGCATTTGCAAGAAAGATACCTAGAAAGAGAATTTATTCAAGTAAAAATTGGTGGACATAATGATGGATGCTTCCACACATTAAAACCTGGGGCAATATTATCTTTATTACGATATCAACAATATGAAGATACATTTCCAGGTTGGGATGTTTGTTATCTTCCAGATCAGTCTTGGAACTTAGTAAGAAATTGGCTTGACTTAAAACTAAAAAATAAAGGAAAATGGTGGTTAGCAGGGGAAGAGAAAAATAACGATTTCACTGATTTTGTAGAAACATGGTTAACGGATTGGGTAGGATATTGTGAAGAAAGTGTATTTGATGTTAATGTACTAATGCTAGATGATAAGCATGTATGTGTAAATGGCTATAACAAGATTGTATTTGATTTTTTAAAGAAACATAATATAGAACCCATAATTGTGCCCTTTAGACATAGATTCTTTTGGGATGGCGGTTTACATTGTGTAACATTAGATTTATATCGCGAAGGTGGAATGGAAAACTATTTTGAATAGTAATATTTTCAATGTTTCTTGATAAATACATTAAAGGAATACTATAATGCAACTATCGCAAGAAATTTTTAACATTCTCAAAGGAGCAAACATTAAATTAAAATTGTTTGATCCAACTGGAAATAAGACTTTAGATCCGGAGAACTCGGCAAGATTTTACGCCTATGATAAGGACTTTTTAGTTACAATAAGAGAAGAGGATGATCAAGTTGAGCTAGTTGTACAAGCAGGAGCAAGTTTCAACTTTAGCGAACATAAAGATGTATTAAATAGTATTAAAAAAGCAGGACATAATGCCATGGCAGAATATAACATTAGAAAATTTGATAAGAATATCGAACCAAAAGACTTTGCTCACGATGTAGTAAGAGAAGAAAGTGAATTAATAGATAGATTAAAAGAACTAGCAGGTGTTAAAACCGAAGACAAAGAACTTAACGAATATAGAAGCAGACGAAATGTAAATTGGGATCGCAGTATGCCAGAGCCAGATCCAAAAAAATATCCAGCAAATAAAAAGCAGTATGGTCCTATTGCGACTCACTCGGGTCGTGTAATTTATTATAATCCAGCAGAAGGAAACTATTCAGACGGTGATACAGGTGAAGTTTTATCATATGATGAATGGAACGAAGCAGAAATGCCACCACAAGGTATGGATATCGAAGGATCAGCTCCAATTCCAAAATATGGTCTTGCAAGTATGCACCCGCAACTTGATAAAGATAAAGAACAATGGTCACTTGAAATGTGGGCAGGCGATATGGAATCTCGTATGGCAGGATTAACTGACGAAGCAAACGCAGAACACAAAACTAAATTAAAAAATGAACATCCAGACATTTATGCTAAAGCAGTTGAAATGTATCCAGACTTTGCTCTAGAGCATGGTTCTCATCCGTTTAGACGTATGGATCCAAGAGATCCAGATCTTAAACGTCAAAGAGGTGATAATTCACCAGCAGGTGAGTTTGACGTAAGTAAAATTCCAGATGGAGAACCTACTGAAATTCCACGTGATGGCAAAACTAACAACGAAATAGGTGATAGGAATATTTTTAATTCAGAAGCAACTGAAGAAGAACCAATTAATGAAGAGCCAGTATTTCCAGAAGAAGTTGAATTAGCAGGTGATAGTCGTTGGATTGAAGACGAGATGTGGGAAAGTGATTATATTGAAGTTTCAGATGTTACAGTTGAAACAGATGAAGATGGTTACACACAAGTACATGTCGAGCATAATGGTCCTTGGGAAATTTACACAGACACTGGATTTGAAAAAGAAATTAGTAAACTAGTTGGTAAAGAGGTTCATTGGAGCGAACAAGGTATGCAGGCACCAGGTGTAGCACACTTGGAAGCATATGATATGAAAGAAGCAGTTGAAAGATTAAAAGAATTATCAGGTATTAAGGAAGATCCCGAAGCACGTAAAATGCAAGTAACAAATGCTGATAAAGAAGGCAATACAGAAGCATGGAAACGTTTTAGAGCAGGTGATCCAAGATATGAATGGGCAGGTGATAAAAAAGAAGAAACAGTTACTGAAGCAGGCGAAAAGAAAGTAAGTTTCAAAGACTTTATGAGCTGGTTTTTCTCAGACTCAGGCGATGATGAGTATGCTGGCTTAGGACAAGAAGCAGTTGATACTATTAACAGAGAAGGAAGTGTTACTTATACTCCACAAGATATGTTTAATAGATCAGGTTACATTCCAGGGCATCTTGTACAAGGTGCATCTGAAGAGGAAGCAGACGCAGAATACGATCCAAGCGAATTAACTCTAGTTGAATCAACTGATTCAATAACTATATCTAAGTTTGGTGATGGTTTTATTGCTGAAGGATATACTCCTGCAACAGGTAGCCTTAAAACAAGTTATATTCAATTACCAGAAAACACTAAACTTATTATTAAGCATTCAAAAGGTGTTAACGAAGAAGTACGTGGTAGTAGATCACGTAACATCAAAGCATTGTTTATTGAAAATAGTGCAGGTGAAAGATTTAGATTCCCACAAAAATATTTACAAGGCGCTAAAGCTATGGCCAACCATGTAAGTCATGGCGGAACGCCATATGATGCAATTGGTGAATCAATTATAAAATTATGTGAAGAAGTAGCACAATGTACTCAATTTTTGAGACATGTGCGTACAAACAAATTAGTTAACGAAGGAAATGAACACATTGTTGAAACAATTAAAGAACAATTAAAAGAATTTAAGAATACAGTTAAGAGTCTACAGACTCTTAGAGGTTATAACAACTATCAGGTCCCTACTACTGCAATTGTAGAAGAAAATGATAAAGAATCGGTTGACTTAACTAACAAGTTTATGTATAATACATTTACTAAGACTGCAAATATGGACGCAGTATTAGAAACAGTAGCTCGTATTGTAAAAGAAAGGGACGGCATGACAGATCTAACTAAACAATATATCAGTAGACTATATGATATGATAAAGAACAAGGAAGATTTTAAACTTACTCTTGATCCAAATGATCCAGAACATCCTGATAATGAAGATCCTATTAAGTATTCAGGTGGAATGGGTGTAATGGCAAAACTAAGTGCAATGTTATCTTACCTTGCTGTATCGAGTAAAAATGATGAAGCATTTAATATACTAAGTCATCTTGGAAGTGAGTTATATAACCTGCCTAATCAGCATGTTATTTTACTCGATAAGATTACAAAATACCTTGACAAGAACTATAAAACGTCTTCCAAGGAAGTAGAAGTAGAAGATATTGCAGAATCAATTTTATTTGATATACGAAGAAAAATTGCATAATTTTTCTTAAAAAGTACTTGACAGTGAGTACTATAAATGTTATACTGTAAGGGCAACTAAAGGCAAAAGTAGCTAAATGCTACACAAAGGCAAAAGTAATCAATAGGTTACACGAAAAACTATTAAAGGCTAATAAAGGAGAAACATTATGGCATCTTTAGCAGAAATCCGTGCAAAACTACAAGCACAGGAATCTAGGAGCTCAAGCTCCAACACAACTGGCGATAACGCCATTTTCACACATTGGAATATTCCAGAAGGAACTAGTGCAACACTACGTTTCCTACCTGACGCAGACGAAGGTAATACGTTCTTTTGGAAAGAACGTCAAATGATTCGTTTGAGTTTTCCAGGTGTAAAAGGTCAAGACGAAACTAAACCTGTAACAGTACAAGTTCCATGCGTTGAAATGTGGGGCGAACAATGTCCTGTTCACGCAGAGATTCGTCCTTGGTTTAAAGACCCTACTATGGAAGACATGGGTCGTAAGTATTGGAAGAAACGTTCGTACATCTTCCAAGGTTTTGTAACACAAAGCGAATTGCAAGAGGACACAGTTCCTGAAAATCCAATTCGACGTTTTGTGATTTCACCTCAAATTTATAAAATTATCAGTTCAGCACTAATGGATCCTGAATTCCAGGAAATTCCAACTGACTATGAACTAGGTACAGATTTTACAGTTAAAAAGTCTACCAAAGGTCAGTATGCTGATTACAGCACATCTAATTGGGCTCGTAGGGAGCGTAGTTTAGATCAAACAGAACGTGATGCAGTTGCAACACACGGTTTGTATAATCTAAATGATTATCTTCCTAAAAGACCAGACGCTGAAACTCTAAATGCTATATTCGAAATGTTCGAAGCAAGTGTTGATGGGCAGTTGTATGATCCAGCACGTTTTGGTTCTTACTATCGTCCATTTGGTGTAGATGCACCGTTGGTTACAGGAGCAAAACCTGCACCAACACCAGCACCTACAGCACCAGTTGTTGAAACAGCACCAGTTGTTGCGACAGCACCAACACCAGCACCAGTTGCTCAAGCGGCACCAGCAAAAGAGCCAGAAATGGCTACTGCTACAGCGGCACCTACAACTGAGACACCGAGTGCTCAGGACATATTGACAGCTATTAGAAATAGAAAACAATAAGTAATATAAATTAGTGGGGGGTAAAATCCCCCACTCTTAGAAGGAGAAAATTATGGCAAGACCATTTGACGTAAGTAAATTCCGAAAAAGTATTACTAAAAGTGTTCCTGGGTTAAGTGTTGGATTCAACGACCCAGATACTTGGATTAGTACCGGAAATTACACATTAAACAAACTTATTAGTAATGACTTTAATAAAGGCATTCCATTAGGTAAAGTAACAGTACTTGCAGGCGAAAGCGGTGCAGGTAAATCATTTATTGCCGCAGGTAACGTAGTTAAAGCGGCACAAGACCAGGGCATTTTTGTTATTCTTATTGATTCGGAAAACGCACTCGATGAGAAATGGCTCCATGCACTAAACGTAGACACTACACCAGAAAAACTACTAAAATTAAACATGAGTATGATTGATGATGTTGCTAAAACAATTAGTGACTTTATGAAAGATTACAAAGCAGAGTATTCTGAGACAGAATCAGAAGAGCGACCTAAAGTGTTGTTTGTAGTTGATTCATTAGGTATGCTACTAACTCCAACAGATGTTGACCAGTTTCAAAAAGGTGACATGAAGGGTGATATGGGTCGTAAACCTAAAGCACTAACATCATTAGTACGTAACACAGTTAATATGTTTGGACAATACAACGTAGGATTACTAGCAACTAACCATACATATGCATCGCAAGATATGTTTGATCCAGATGATAAGATATCAGGTGGACAAGGATTTATATATGCATCAAGTATCGTTATTGCGATGAAGAAACTTAAATTAAAAATAGATGCTGATGGAAATAAAACTAGTCAAGTATTTGGTATTAGAGCGGCGTGTAAAGTAATGAAATCACGTTATGCAAAACCATTTGAATCAGTACAAGTTGAAATTCCATATGAAACAGGTATGAGTGTGCATAGCGGACTAACAGACTTTTTTGAAGCGAAGGGTTTGCTAGTAAAAAGTGGAAACAGTTTAGAATACACTAGTCCTGTAACAGGTGAAATAATTAAAATGTTTCGTAAACCATGGAATGCAAATAAAAATGGTGCATTAGACACAATAATGTTAGAATATGATGATGACGTTGCTGATGCTGAGAAAACTGAAGAAACAACACAGGAGGAGACAGTATGAATTTAACTGATGGAGATTTTGAGTTTGTTTTTAATTTATATGATGAAGCACAAGAATTTATAGCAGACAAAGATAAGTTAGAATGGGCTCGTAAAACTTTAAATCATATGGAGGATTTTGGATTTGATCTTAAACCAGCTTATAAAGAAATAGCAGATCATTGCGAATACTTAGCTGAAGCATTAGATACTCATTTTACGGAAGAAGAAGAGGAAGATGAATTTGTTGAAGAATATAATGATGATGAGGAGCACGAGTATTAATGAGTACGTGGTATCGTAAAGTAACAGAAAATCTAGGAGAGATAGTTCCTGCTATTGCTCATTATGAGAAACAAATAGATGAGGCTCGGTATGAATGCAGTATGAAAGGTATCCTAGAAAAGCATAGTAGAGAAATGCCAGGTATAGTAGAACATAGATTCAACCAGTTACAAGAGGTTGAGGCAATACTTGAGTTTCTTAATATAGAAATGCGTAAAATACGAGCCAGAACATTTCGTAAGTTTTTAGAAAATTATAACAAAGCACTTAGTTCACGTGATGCAGATAAATTTGTAGATGGTGAACAAGAAATTGTAGATTTACAATATCTTATTAATGATTTTAGTTTAGTACGAAACAAGTACATTGGAATAATTAAAGCACTAGAGGCTAAAGGATTCCAAATTAATAACATTGTTAAGCTCAGAGCGGCAGGTCTTGAAGATATTTCACTATAGAGAATAATATGAAAAGTATCATTGTATTGTATCCTGGTGGATTCCACGGTGAATTTTTTATTGGTAACATTGTTACTAATACAGATAAATTTTATTATTTTCAATTCTTCTGTCGTTCAGAGAAACTCAATGCTTATGCATATAAGGCTATTGAACGCAACCCACAAGATCCAGATTATGATTCAATAGGGCCAATACTAGAGAACAAATATCAAACTGACGATACTGTAGAATATTACAGCACTTGGCATGGCAAGCCAATTATAACTAACTCCCATGATCACATAACTACACGAACATTGCCAGTAGTTAGATTATACACAAAAGATCCAATGTATGAAAGACGTGGAGTATTACTACAATGTATTAAATTACTTGATAAGACTCATTTGTTAGGCCAAAGTCATTCACCATATAGGTTTGGTCAATGGCCAAAAGAGATGAAACATACAACTGATAGTATATTGTATATAGATATTAAAGATTGGTTACACAATAAAAATTTGGAAAAACTAGAAGATTTCTTAGAAATAGAATATACGCAGACAATGAAAGATGCAGTTACACAGTACTATGAGCGTGATAATGTACTTCTTGACAAATATTTTCCTGATTGGCAAAATCAATCAATTGAGCAGTTAGTAGAACAAATGGCGAAAATTGACAAAGAATATGGTTTTTTCGGTTGACAAGTAAGATGTCTTGTTATATAATATACTTATAAATAAATGTTTGATAATGATTTAATAATTCCAGTGGAGTCTAAAATGACTAGAAAAACACCATTTCCATATAGTACAGTTAGTGATGTAATGTGTGCCGCTATTGCGGTACATAATAAGCAAGGTTTTGTTAGATCTGGGCAAGGATATACTGATAACAGTAATCCAGACATCGATCCTATAGAGACATTTGACAACAAAACTGTCATAATGGCACAATATTTAGATACAAAAGTTAAATTCACACAAGAACAATATGATGAGGCTAATAATCTTATAGATAATATCAATGGTAAGTTGATGATTAAGAAAATGACTAATAGTCTTAACAATTTTGAACAAAACGTTGCAAAGGTATTAAATGATGCAGATGTTAATAAATTTGCTGTAAGTATTATTGCTAGTTTGCCACATAGTATAAGTATTGACAAAAAACGTGAAATAGTAGAAGATAAAATGTCTTCTTTGAAGCATAGTAGTCAATATTTTGGTACAAAAAAGAAACGTTATGATATTACTGTAGAAGTATTAGATGTTAAGTATATTCAAACTAGTGATATATACATGATTACTACAATTTATGCTAAAAAAGACATTATTAAGTTTTGGTGGAGAGATCAACCAGATATTAGTGATATTATTACTGATAAAATCATTAAAATTCGTGCAACAATTAATAAACACGAATTATCCAAGTATACAAATGCTAAAGAAACAATGGTTAATAGAGTTAAAATCCTTGAAGTATAGGGTTTTTAAAGGTTGACAATTTAGCAAAACAAGTATAATATTGTATTTAAATAACATGATGTTATTTGACATAATAACTACAAAGGAGTTAAAATGCCAAAGAAAAACAAAGTGGGTACTAAATTTTTTAAAGAAGGTACTCAAAACCAAAGAATATTAGCTAAATTCTGGGGAACAGGTAAATCATTTACCGCAGATGATCTAAGAGAAAAATTAGATATAGCATCTCCAGGTGCAAGACTTTCAGAATTAAGAGATGAAGGTTTTAACGTAAAAGCTACAGCAGTTGATTCAGGAATGGTCGGAAGAGCATCAAATGAATACGTAATTGCTAAAAGAAGAGTATTAGCATAATTTATTGCTATTAACGCTGAAAATTGGGCCTTTTTTTAAAAAAATAGGCCCAATTCCATGATAAAAACCCCTAAAAAATCGGAAATAAGACAAAATAAAGGTTGACAAGTAAGACGTCTTACTGTATACTATAGTTATAGTTAATTAAAAATAAGGAGTTTAAATGGCTAAGATGCAACTTAAAAGATCTCGTAAAAATAGAAAAGGCGAGACAATTGTTGAAGTTCTTCCTAATAATGTGAAGGACAACCCTAACGAAACAGATGCTCAAATTATAGAACGTATGCGAGAGCGTTTTCAAATATTAGATGAAATGACACAAGCCTCAATTGATGGTGTTGTGCGTGGTATGGTTGTAACAGGCCCTCCAGGAGTTGGTAAAAGTTATGGTGTTGAACAAGTATTAGAAAAAAATAGTTTGTTTGACGTTATGGCTGGTAACGGAACAAAATTTGAAACTGTTAAAGGTGCTTCTAGTGCAATTGGTTTGTACAAAGTACTTTTTAATAATGCTAACTCAAAAAGTGTATTAGTATTAGATGACTGTGATACAGTACTATATGATGAAACATCACTTAACTTACTTAAAGCGGCACTTGATTCATGTAAGAAACGTACATTGAACTGGAATACAGATAGTGCATTACTAAGACGTGAAGGAATTCCAGATATGTTTGAATTCCAAGGTAGTGTTATTTTTATTACTAACCTTAAGTTTGATAATGTACGTGGTAAAATTAAAGATCACTTAGCGGCAATTATGTCAAGATGTCATTACTTAGATCTTACAATGGATACTATGCGTGAAAAGATTTTAAGATGTCAACAAATTGTTGCAGATGGTATGCTTAATGAATATCAATTTACTGCAAAAGAAGAGGCAGAGATTTTAAATTTCATGCTTGATAATAAAGATAGGATGCGTGAAATTAGTTTACGTATGGTAACTAAACTTGCAGACTTGAAAAAGAGTTTTGGTGACGAGAAGTGGAAACGAACTGCAGAAGTTACTTGTATGCGAAGAGCATAATAAAAATAAATATTAAAAAAAAGCCCTTCGGGGCTTTTTTATTGGCTAAATATCTTTAATACCATTGACTTTTCTTATACAATAGTGTATTATACTACTAAAGGATATAAACTTTTATGAAATGTAAAATTACTTTAAAAGATGAAGTAAATTGTAAAGTAGAAGGTCTAAATATTACCACCCGTAGAAAATGTGAAAAAGAATTAAAATTCTTTCTTCCGTATGCGTTTCATGTACCAGCATATAAGTTAGGTAGATGGGATGGTTGTACGAGTTACTTTACAGTTGGTGGAATAACTTACACTAATCTACTTGATAGAGTATTACCTATTATAATGAACGATGGTTATCAAATAGATGTTAATGACCTTAGAAATATATATGATTTTAAATTCGCTCATGTAGATGAAACAACATTTGAACATAAAGTATGGCCAGAAAAGCACCAATTAGCTGGTGAAAAGATCACGTTACGTGATTATCAAATTGAATGTATAAATAAATTTTTAGAAACACCTCATTGTTTGCAAGAAATTGCAACAGGAGCAGGTAAAACACTTATTACGGCAGCACTCTCTGAACGTGCAGAAAAGTATGGAAGGTCAATTGTTATCGTACCAAATAAAGACTTGGTTAGACAAACTTCTGACGATTACGCGAACTTAGGACTAGATGTCGGCGTTTATTTCGGCGACAAAAAAGAGATAGGAAAGACCCATACTATCTGCACGTGGCAGAGTTTAAACAGTATTAGAAAAAGGTTCCGTGATGGATTAAGCGAACTTAGTTTACAGGACTTCACAGACAACGTAGTTTGCGTTATAGTGGACGAAGTACATCAAGCGAAGGCTGATGTACTCAAAGACTTATTAACTAAGGAATTTGCAAATGTACCAATTCGTTGGGGACTTACAGGAACAATTCCAAAAGCAGATCATGAGAAAGTTAGTTTACAAGCATGTTTAGGTGAAGTAACTAATAGACTTAGTGCAAGTGAACTACAAAAAATAGATGTACTTAGTCAGTGTCATGTTAATGTAATTCAGTTAAAAGAGTTTGCTGAATACAATAACTACCAAAGTGAGTTATCATATCTTACTACTGATAAAGCACGTATGGAACATATAAGTGGATTGATTGATAAAATATCTCAATCAGGTAATACACTTGTATTAGTAGACAGAATTAAAGCAGGTGGATTAATTTGTGATAATTTACCACATGCTAACTTTGTTAGTGGATCTATGAAAACAAATGATCGTAGAGATCATTATGACGATATTAATGAAGGAACAAATCAAATTGTTGTGGCAACATATGGAGTTGCATCAGTTGGTATTAACATTCCACGTATTTTTAATTTGGTGCTTATCGAGCCTGGCAAGAGTTTTGTTAGAGTTATTCAAAGTATTGGTCGTGGAATAAGAAAAGCCGAAGATAAAGACAATGTTCAAATATGGGACATTACTAGTTCAGCAAAATTTAGTAAAAGACACTTAACACAACGTAAGAAATTTTACAAAGAAGCGAACTATCCGTTTACTATAGAAAAAGTAGATTGGCAATAAGGAAAATAATATGAGAATATTAACAGTTGAAAATAAAACATATGAGCTCGATGACATACCTGATACAATAGAAGATTTGCGATATAGTATATTGGATTATAGTAATCCAGGACATATTGATTATTACTTTATTCCATTAGTATTTTTAGAAAGTTTTTATGCACCAGCAGCAGTAATACAAATAGGACAACACTCAATTACTATGCCATTAGATTGGAGCGTGGTTATTTGCGATCCAGACGTAGGTGACCCAGAAGTAATAAGTTTAATGAGTTTAAATGATAGAGGTTTTAGTGTATTTGCTTTTAATCCACTAACCGGGTGGACACCTAAGTATTTAGATGTTAATATAACTAATATATACACAGATGTAAAATGGTATGCACCTAAATTAAAATTTGGACATTTGTTAAATGTTCCGTTACATAGTGGTGATAACCCGCCTTGTGTACTATTTGTTAAAGAAGCTAATAAGTTACCAGAGGTACTTGATATTAGTGAATTATGGTAGAGAAAGATGAAAACTAAAATACATGTCAACCAACATATTATTAAAAGAAATGCTAAAACGGGCGAAAGAGAACCGGTCCTTACTTGCAAAACGTATAAAGAAAACATTTACGGTCACGAAGTCATTATTAAAGGTCCTTCTAGAGTTGTATATAGACCAGACAAGCCACTATCATGTGGAGCAAAGGTTTGGATCGAGACTGACGGGGAAGTCGTTATATTATGAGCAAACTAAGCATCAAAGAAGAGATGAGAGCGATTGATACTAAAGATAGAGGCTGGTATGATAGCCTTACTGCTGAAGAAAAGAAAAAACTTGGTATTTGGCTACTTATGCGTTATACTAGTAGTGCAGGTGATAAACATTTTACTAAGCATTATTTAGAATGGACTAACGAAGTTGTTAATGTACACTTTAATAAGTTACGTAAGCACCCACAGTTACAGTTTCAATTGATGCAGTTAGTTGGATTAGGAAAAACTACTTTCCATCCTTGGATAGCACCCGGCAAGTCAATGAAACAAAGTAAGGTACAAAAGTGGGTCATAGAGAATTACAGTCATTTAAATGATGACGAAGTTGAGATCTTTGTTAGTACTAAAACAAAATATGATTTTATTGAATTGTTTGAAGAACATGGAATGAATAAGAAAGAAATAAAAGAGTTGTTGAAGAAATAAAATGTATAAATGTGATTACTGCTCAAAAATTTTTAAAAGAGAAAGCACATTAGCTGTCCATATGTGTGAGCAGAAACGCAGGATTGTGCAAAAAGGTGATAAAAATGTACAACTTGGTTTTAGAGCATATCAATTATTTTACAAAATAGGAACAAATACAAAAAATGATAAAACATATGAAGAATTTGCAAAGAGTCAATATTACATTAGTTTTTGTAAATTTGGCTATTATTGTCGTGATATTGGCATTGATGATGTACCTGGGTATGCAACCTGGCTTATAAGAAATCAAATAAAACTTGATAATTGGGGCAAGGATAGCCAATTTGCAAATTGGATGAAAGATCGTTTAAAGACAGAATCTGTTGATAGGGGTGTAGAACGTACAATTATATTTTTACAAGAATGGGCAGAAGAAAATAATACGCACTACAGTCAGTATTTTAATGATATACCAACTAATTTAGCAGTGTTTCATATATGTAGTGGAAAAATATCACCATGGGTTTTATTTAATAGTAAAGAAGCACAAAGGTTAATTGATAGCCTAAATGATGAACAGTTAAAAATGATAACTGATTATCTAGAAACAGGCTATTGGCAACGCACAATGAGTGTAAATCCACAAGATAGTAAATGGGTAGAAAGAATATTGGAGCAGGCAGGAATATGATAGTAAACACAGACATTGATATAGATACAGCAAATAGAGATAAGTTATTGAAAATAATTAAAGGCACACCGGCAATGATTGCTAGAGATAAAAAACAAGTGAAACATAATACTGGTGTTTACTTTCATGATATTCCTAGTAATCCATTTACTGGTCTTAGTACAGTTGATTATAAAGAAGCAGAAGAAATAGGTTATTTTAAAATTGATGTTCTTAATGTTAGTTTATACAAACATATTAAAACTAAGAAACAATTAGTAGATTTGCTTGATAAAGACCCAATGTGGGAGTTGTTAGAACACAAAGAAGTAGTTGAACAATGTTTTCACATTCATAAACACTTTGGAATTGTAAGTCAAATGAAGCCAACAAGTGTATCACAACTAGCAGCCGTATTAGCCGTGATAAGACCTGCTAAAAGATATTTAATAGGAAAAGACTGGGATACTATTAATAAAGATGTATGGGTTAAACCTACTAATGAAAGTTACTACTTCAAGAAGGCACATGGCCACGCTTACGCAATGGCTATAGTGTTGCAATTAAATATGCTGGCTAAGGGCTTTTCTTTACAAGGTTAATACTTCTACGTTTGATACGTTTAGTGATGCTGTCACTTAATCTTACTTCTGGTCCTGCTACTATTTCCATTTGTTTAACATTATAACTCATAATGCAGTGTTGGAAATTCCATCTATTAAGTAATGCAATGTTTATAGGTAGTTTCCTATTTGTTTCCCACCACCATTCGTCGCCAAGTTTTAAAAATCTAATTCGTTCTGCTTTATCCTTTAGGCGCTCGTAAATATATATGCTGGCCACGTGACTATCTATGTTTTGGACTACGCCAAGATATTCTTTGCCTGCATATTCGATAACGGTTAAAAATGGATACTCATCTAAAAGTTTCTGGTGTTTAGTTTGCATTACTTCTATTTAGCCTAAAAAAATTTGACAAATTTTGATAAATACTTTACAGGAGTCTAAAGCATGGCAAATTACGGATCAACATATAATATTAACCAAGAAGGCGATCTTTTTACATTACAAGATCACGGGTCAGCACCAGGATTAGGCAAATATGCTAGTTCTAAAGGTACATCAGTAAATAGTCCATTAAATTACAGATTTTTAAAACTATTTCGTGGATTTGATTCTCAGTTTTTCTTTTTTGTAAAGAATCAAGATAGAAAACCAATAATGTTACAAGGTGTTTCAGTAAATGCATCTTTCATTGATAGAACAGATAGATCAACAGTAGTAAGTAAAAAAGCAATTATAACAGATTACGATCAAGGCAGTATTAAGGTTATATTAACTGTTGGAGAAAGTTCATTATTTTCTCAAGGGTTATATGATCTTGTGTTTAGTTATACAAATGATGTAGGGCTAGTATTACCATTGTATTGTGATGTAAATATGCGACCTAACTTTACAGTTGAATGTTCTGAAGAAGGCGATGCGTTACCACTCACTACACAGATCAATGATACGTTTACTACAAAAGTAATAAACACAGTAACATATTATTATAGCAGTGCCTTAAAAGCAACAGGATATTTTAATAAACCAAATGGATTAGTTACATTAGCAGTATATGGAACAGGATATACTGGAAACTTCTATGTAGAAGGTGCGTTAAGTGAAAATCCTACAGAAGGCGATTGGTTTAATATTACTTTAGGTTCATACACAGACCCATTTTACCCATATATTGCTCACACAGGAATAGATCCTTGGACATTCCGTACAAACGTAAATTATATCAGAACAAAACATACACAACCTACAGGAACACTTGACAAAATCGTAGTTAGAGTGTAATATAACACTATGACTTTAATGAATGATTACGTCAGAGCCCTGGTTCCTACTAACTGGCGATCTAATCCTAGTGGTTGGATTAGTGGTAACTGTCCAATGTGTGTAAGGAATGGGCAAAGTAGACCAGATACAAAAGGCAGAGGCGGATTTCATTTTGATGAAGGAAAGTTTCAGTATAATTGTTTTAATTGTAACTTTAAAACAGGTTGGAGTCCACAAAGTAGAATATCAGTAAGATTAAAGCAACTATTAACAACATTAGGTGCCGATGAAGCTGATATACAACGTATACAACTTGAATTGTTACGTGAACAAGATGTAGCAACCTTATTAATAAAAACTAAAAGGCGTAAAAATTTAGTTATTGATTGGGACGAAAAAGAACTACCAGAAGATGCCAAGCCATTTATGGAGTTCACTGAACCAGACGCTGATTGGACAGCCGCGGTAACATACTTAACTGATCGTGGATTTGATATTACTGATGATAGGTTTATGTGGAGCCCTAGTAAAAAACAAGGTAGAGTTAACAAAAGATTTATTTTGCCGTTTACATATAAAAGTAAAGTAGTTGGTTATACAGCAAGATGGGCAGGAGACAATATTCCTGCAAAAATGCCTAAATACTATAATCAGCAACCTAAGAATGATTTTGTGTATGGTTTAGATAGACAAACACACAATAAAGAAGTTGTTATTGTATCTGAAGGACAACTTGATGCAATAGTAACAGATGGATGTGCAATAGGCAGTAATAACATAAATGATGACCAAGCAGATATATTGCACAGTTTGAACAAACGAATTATTGTATTACCAGACGCAGATGAAGCAGGTAAGTTAATGTGTAAGGCGGCAATAAAGCACGGTTGGAGTGTTTCTTTTCCAGAATGGAAAGATTGTAAAGATGCAAGTGATTCCTTGACAAAACACGGAAGATTGTATACAATAAAGAGTATAATAAATAGTGCTGAAACTAATCCAACAAAAATTGAATTATTAATGAGGAAATATTGTAAATGAGAGAACAGTCACAAGCGAAAGAGTATAATGTAGACTTACAACGATTGTTTGTTGAATTTCTAGCACAAGATAAAGATCTATTCGCTAGAGTTAATGGAATTATAGATCCATTATATTTTGATAGAGAATTACGTAAAGGAGTAGCATTTATACAAGAACATGTTACTGGGTATAGTGCATTGCCTACACGTGAGCAAATTCTAGCGGCAACAGGGCTCGAGTTACAAGAACTTAAAGATGTAGATGATAGACATCATAAATGGTTTATTGATGAATTTGAAACATTTTGTAAACATAAAGCATTAGAAGCAGCAATTTTAGCAAGTGCAGACATGCTAGAACGAGGTGAGTATGGCCCAGTTGAACGAAGAATCAAAGAAGCAGTTCAAATTGGACTGGCTAAACATATGGGTACTGACTATTGGGAATCACCAGCAGAGCGTATTGAACGTGTTCGTAATTTGCGTGGTGGTGTAAGCACAGGTTGGAAAGATATTGATAAAAAACTTTTTGGTGGATTTAATAGAGGCGAACTAAACATATTTGCTGCACCATCGGGTGGTGGTAAGAGTTTGTTCTTGCAGAATTTAGCACTTAATTGGTCGGTTGCAGGATTAAATGTTGTATACATTACTTTGGAACTTAGTGAAGAATTATCTAGTATGCGATTAGACAGCATGATTACTGGATATGATACTCGTACAGTATTTAAAAATGCAGATGATGTAGATTTAAAAGTACGTATGAAAGGCAAGAAAGCAGGCAAACTACAAATTGTACAACTTCCAAACGGTATTACAATTAATAACATTACTAGTTATTTGCGTGAATACGAAGTTAAAAATGATGTTAAAGTTGATGCAATGTGTATTGACTACTTAGATCTTATGATGCCAGCACAAAGTAAAGTTAATCCAAGTGATTTATATATTAAAGATAAGTTTGTATCAGAAGAAATGCGTAATTTTGCAGTAGAACATGATATATTGTTTGCAACAGCATCACAGTTAAATAGAGGTGCAGTAGAAGAAGTAGAATACGATCATTCGCACATTGCAGGTGGTTTAAGTAAAGTACAAACAGCAGATAATGTAATTGGTATCTTTACAAGTCAAGCGATGCGTGAACGTGGGCGTTATCAAGTACAATTTATGAAAACACGTAGTAGCAGTGGCGTTGGGCATAAAGTAGATCTTAAATTTGATATAGCAGGGTTACGTATTAGTGACTTAGACGAAGATGAGAAACACGATACTATGAGTAATTCTAGTGCTATGTTTGAAAAGATTAAGGCAAAAAACAAAGTTTCACATCAAGAAAAGAATATTGCAGAAAATAGTGTTGTTGAAAGTACCATTGAAGGGCATGACAAATTACGTAGTATGCTCAAAAGAAGCAATAGTTAGATAAATACTATATAGGTAACTATTACCTGGGGATATAGACATGAAAAAACGTACTCGTAGCTTATTAGAAGAAATTAATTCTTTAGCACCTGTTAAATCTAAAACAGCAATACTAGAAAGTAAAGGTAATAATGCTATTAGTAGTATTATTAACATATTAGAAATGATAGAATCTAATTATGACGATGATACCGCTCAGGACCTAACTAAACGTATCATGTTAAGTATAAAAAATAGAGACCCAGAGAGATTTAACCGCGGTGTTAAGAAAATTAGAGGCTCTAAATGAAAATAGAAGACATTTTAGCCGGAACTAAAAAACGTAAACCTAGAATTTTACGAAATATTAGACTAAAAGGTAAAGGTTTATATACTCCAACAGCAAAAAATCTAAATGAGAATGCTAGAATTCAGCATTTAGAAGACCTTATTCTAGGCCTTGATGACGGCCAGGCAGGCAGTGTAGGTGCTAAAAAAGCCATTGCCGCATTACACCAAGTAGAACAACAACCTAATTCAGTCACTATTAAATGGGACGGCTCACCAGCTGTTATTTTTGGGCGAAATGAAAACGGTGTATTTGTACTCACTGACAAAAGTGGATTTACTGCAAAAGGATATGATGGGAAAGTTACTAGTAGTGATGCATTAGAAAACATGCTATTGAGTAGAGGTACAGGAAAACCAGATCCAGATCGTAAAGAATTTGCAAGTAAAATGAGAAATATATGGGACAGAGTAGAAAGTACTGTACCTACAGGCTTTAGAGGGTATGTACATGGTGACTTACTTTGGTTAACAAAACCTCAAGTAAAAGATAACAAAATAACATTCACGCCAAATACTACAACATATGCAGTAAATGCTGAAAGCGACATTGGTAAAAAAATAGTAAACAGCGATGTTGGCGTAGTAGTACATCAATCCATTGGACTAGACGGTCAAAAAAGTAATGTAGATATGAGCCAGTTTCAAGGTGGGCAAACTTATATTATGCCACCAGCAATGGTAACAAAATCACCAGGTGTAGATATTCCAGCAGTAGACGAGTTAGAAAATTACCTAAGTAAAAATGCAGGAGCAATTGATAAATTGTTTAATGTACCACCTGAATTAAAAATGGCAGACTTTGGTAAAGTACTATATGCATACATTAATTCATCAGTTAAAACAGGCGGGCTAGATAACTTAGGTTCAGATTTCATGCAATGGGTTGATAATAGTAAATTGTCAGCACCTAAGAAACAACGTCTAGGAGAATACATAAATAGTAATATAGATGGATTTAATGCAACATTTAATTTTATCAAAGGAATTAAAAAAGTAAAAAATGAAGTTATTAAGGCATTGGATGCACAGAAGGCAGACATAGAAGCATACACAGCAGGCCAAAGAGGCGGCGAAGGGTATGTAGTAGACAAAGATGTTAAATTAGTTAATAGAGCCGGCTTTACAGCGGCTAATATGGCAAAGGAAAGATAAAATGTTTAGTAACTCGAGTAAACAGCACTTAGAAGAAGCTGGAATGACTCGTTGGCAACACTTTAAACATGCAGTAAGTATTGCTTTCCATATGGAAATGGCAGCATGTGCAGTTTTTATTCATGCTTTTTTTCCAAGATGGTTTAAAAAGTATGCAACAAATACATGTAAAAAGATTGTAACAGAGAATAATATATGAGTAATGATATAGTAAAACAATATTCAGAAGAAAGCAATAAAAAGGGATTAGAATTTATGCAATCCCTAGGTGAAGCTCGTATGTTTAAAACAAAACATCAGCTACAAGGTTCAGGTGTTAGACAGCTCTCAGATCATTTATTTGTAGGATTGATGAGTCTTTATGCTATGGCAAATGATTATAAATATGCTCCAGAAGCACAAAAATATGCACGAAGAACAGGTATGTATGGCGGGTTTGGAAGAGCTAGTCCAAGTGGTACAGATGTATACCAAACACTTTTTGCACTTGTAAAACCTGAAGGATTAGTTGACAGTACACCAGCAGATAAGTTATTACTTGCTAAAATAAAAATAAATCAGCCTAAGATGAGACAGTTTTTAAAACAACTAGAAACTGGAAAAGTAATGCCAGGACAAGCAAGAGCATTCTTTTATAAACTAGAAAAACAGTTAGCCATTCAAGATCCAAAATTGAGAGCAGCAAGAAGGTTAGTTGGCGATTGGACTAATCTAAGTACTACGCAACAAAAACTAGCGGCCACACAAATAAACAAACATTATAGAATAAATGCTAGGCGTAGTGATTTAATGCCAACATTTAAAAAGTATTCTGAAGATGGTGGATTAAATATTGATGGAAAAGAAAAGAAAACAATCAAGCAACGTATTGTACGTGGAGCAGCGGCTTTCGCAGCAGGTTATACAGCTGGTAAAATGACTGGTATGTAACTATGGGTATTAGTAGACCGGTAGAGGTTTTAACAGGGTCAACAGATTTTTATACAGTTTATACACTAATAGATATCACCGATTCAGGTATAGTTAGTCCTAAAGTTAACGCTAACGGATTCTTTCAAGCTCAAAATTTAAATACTTTTATTCAAAGTGTAAGTTTAAGATCTCAACCTGTATTGAGCAGTGTTACGATATTAACTGCAAAAGATTTATCTGACTATGAATTTGGTAGTAATTTTACCGGTTTACATAACGTATGGGTTCTTAAATTTGCTAGTGAAACAGCAGATGCTTGGAAAAAAGACAATGATGATGTTTATTTTCTAAAACAAGACTTTGATACAATGCCTATTCATATAACTTTAGATGAAACAGCAGTTATTAATCCTGAAAGTGTTGATACAAGTACAGTAAAGACTAATACATACTTTAAATTTAGCGAAAATATATAAATACGATAAATACATATAAGTGCAATGATGTACTTATATTAAATCAGCTCTAATAAGACGCTGCTAAAGATTGTGAGAACAAAATATGGCAATGAATCAGTCAAGACTTGAGCGTGAAAATCTAGAGGCACATGTAGATTTATGTGCGGAGAGATATCGCGTGTTAGAAGAAAAATTAAACAGATTAGAAGCCAAAATGGATTCTCTTACAGAAGCTCTTACTAAAGTAGCAGATAAACAAACAGCAAGTACATTATCTAGTAATAAACTAGTTATTGGTGCGGCAGCAACAGTTATTGCAGGATTGCTTTCAACTGTAGTGGTATTGCTATTAAATTTAAATGCAGCCGGTGCGTTGGCTATAAGTGGTGGATAAATAGTAATGTTACTTAATGAATCATACAATACTATTATTTCTGAGGCGAAAGTAATATTTCGTAAAAGAGGAAATAAAGTTGTACGAGCATTTCGTTGTACAGTAGGGCCACGTAAAGGGAGGCCAGTTGCGAATCCTTCGCAATGTGCGGCTCCGATAAATCTCAAAAAGAGATTTGTAATGCGAAGAACAAAAGCAGCCAAAGGCGCAAGAATGACGAAGAAAGCACAGAGAACAAAACGATTAAATCCAGCAAGTCGTATTGTAGCAAGGCTAAATAAAGCGAGAGGGTAATATTATGGACGTAATAAATAATAGCACAATTGATACAGTAATAGACTTTGCAAATGTTAAGTTCGGAATGGAACTTACAAAAGATCAAGTATCAGAACAATTAAGAAATTTATCCTTTTCAGAAACATTAAAACTTATTAACTCAATAAAAGCAGACGACAATGATGCATTTTCAGAAATTATGGATTTAAGTGCTGTATCAGAAAATGCATTTGAACTTGATATGCGACGAATAGACGAATTTGATATACAACAATTAGACGAAGGAAAAGTCAAGATTCTAAAGTGGGTTTGGGAGAAGATTTGGAAAGGCAAACAAGCCGCGACACCTATAGTCACAAAAACTAGCGATAAAGTTGCTAAGAGCGTAGTGTCAACAAGTACAAAGGTTCTAAATAACCCAGGCAAGACTTTAAAATGGTTTTCAGCTGGTTTAACGTTTACAAGCCTAGCTGAAGTGTTTAATATGCTTACAGACTTTGTAGGCGGGTGGTTAGATGCAGCATCTGTTGATGAGCTTGGAAAGGCCATATGGAAGCATAAACTTCCAGTTGCAGCCGTTATTGCGGCGATATATGGTGGCAAAAAACTTAAAGATTACATGACACGTGATAAGGAAAAAGAAAAAGATGGCAACACAACTGTTAATAATTATTACGCAGGTGAACCAATGGGTGAGCCAATAATGGCAGGTGAAGATACAAGTAGACTAAAAAAATTAGCAGGAATTAAAGAAGCACCAGCAGATGTGTATTCAACAGAAACGCCACACGGTGATGATCTTCAAGATTCAACAATGCATGGACTAATGGATAAAATTGAAGACTATTATCACGCTGAAACAGGTGATGATATGCTAGACGTACAAATTGGCGATAATGATGTTTATATTGGCAATGACCACTTTAGCATTTACAAAAATAGTGAAGATTTAGGATATGATTTAGGAAACGAACTAGAAAAAGAAGATATTAGTCTTGGACGTGGTCCATACCAACACAGATTACAAGGTGATGATTTTGAAAGATCAAAAACAATGACAGCAGATCAAATAAAAGTATTAGCAGGTGTCACAGAAGAAAAAGTAGTAGAAGGCCCAGATTATCGTTTACAGGCTCAAAGAGAAACAATGAATTTAAGTGACCAAGCAATACTTGAATTAGTGGCAAGTTTATATGAAAAATTAGATAAACTAGGTCATAGAGAAGAAACAGATGCCGAATACTTTGATGACCTGTATAAAAGACATCCTAATGAATCAGAAGAAGAATTAAAAGAAATTGGATATGGAACAGCAGCCACAGCACAATCTAGTAGAGCAACAGTAAACAAACAGAATTCAAACGTAGCAAATAGACGTTACAATATTACAGTACAAGATCAGAACAGAGATGCAAAAGGAATAGAAAGAACAGTAGCAGGTGGCGTAAAACAAGCAACAGGGCAAGGCGCAGTAAGAGCTGGAAGTGAAGATCCAGATGATATAGAAAGAGCTCATAACTCAAATCAATCTAACGCTAATGCAGAACAAGCCAACATGAATGCACAAGAAATTGAACGATTAAAACAATTAGCAATGGGTGGTTAATAATGAAAAGCATTGAAACTCCCGGCGGCATACCAACATTTATTTCGCTTCACGAATGCGAAATGTACGAGAATTTATTAGAACGTACATGTAAAGATGATTTATCTGAACGTGAAGTATACCTAATTCAAAGCCTAGTTAACAAGAATATTGTTAAAAAGATAGTGGAGAATAATAAAGTTTATTTTGAACGAATGAAAGGGAGCATATAATGCCAACAAAAGAAGTGCAAGGAATGATGGATATTATTAACAAACTTAATGAATCTGCATCAAAAGAGCCAACAGCAGCTCAAAAATTAAAAAATGAAAAAAACAAACCATCTCCTACTGTATTAGGTAGTGTGAGTAAGAACGCTCAGGGGATGCTAAAAATTTTGCAAAAACTCGATGAAACAACGACAAAAGTTACAAAAGATATAATAGAAGAATCACGTAACGATGTTGAATTAACAGCAATGAGTAAAAAAGGTAATTCAGTAAAAGTAGAGAAATTTGAAATTGTGTTAGAAAAGGCGCGAGTTGTACCAGGTATAAAAAAGACGTTTTATAACATCAAAGAAGGCAATAAAACTTTATACAAGCAAATAGCATTGTTTGAAACAGCGATGGCTATTGTAAAAGGTTTATTATTTGATAATAATAGTAAGGTTGATAGATTATTAGAGCTTGATTGTAAATATAGAAGTGCATTGACAGAAGCAGCTGAACATAGAGTAAGATGTAAGACAATTACTGAAACTAATAAGTTAGATATTGCTATGGCAAAGCAAAGTCATGCGGTTTATAAGATGAGAGACATTAAAAACCAAATCAAATCAGCCCTGTAGGCATAAATACAATATATAATAAAAACTCTAGTGGGGTAATGATATGGAATTAAAACATTTACAAGTAAACAGTCTAAACAAATTAGATTCTGTTCTTAAAGAAGTATTTGGTACGAGTTTTAACTTTAATGCAGGTAATGCAAAATTAACTAAAGTAAAAACTGTTACTGAACAAAAGATTAAAGCACTACGTGAAAGTGGTGTTGCAGTAAACGATAAGCAATATCAGAAGTTATTGCTAGTTCTAGAAGGTATTGAAACAGTTATGGCACAAAATCCAATAATGGAAGACGAATTAGATTCAGCAGAAGTCCTTTTAGCAGCGAAAAACATGGCAGACGATCTACAAAAAATGGCTGAAAATTTAGCCAGTATGCAAGTAGAAGAACTAATGAGCATTACTAACGCAATGAAAGAAGAAGTTGGTACAGCAGAAGCAGATACATTTAATGCATCAGCAGAAGCGGCAATCGGTTCAGCTCTAGAAGCAGTTAAATCAGCAAACGCACAAGTAAGCGATGCAGTTTTAGTAGCTCAAGGCCAAGCACCAGCAACAGATATGGGTATGGAAGAACCTATGGACGCTCCAATGGACGCTCCATTAGATGACATAGAAACTCCTGTTGATGATTTTGAAGGCGCAGACGCTGCAAGTGCAGAAACAGACATAGACGGCAGAGAGATGAAAGAAGACAAATATCTTAATGCATTACGTTTAGTTAAAGAAGCACAGGCTGATGGTAAAATTAATAAAGAAGTCTTAAAACAAGCATTCGCGGTATTAAAGAAGTAAAGCAATGAGATACGCTGATCTTTTTGAAATTTCAGTAGTAGATTCAAAGGTTATTGATCTATTATCGATATTAAGTAGTGAAGGAGTTAACCAGATACCACTTGATGCATTAGTCAAAGAACTAACGTCAATGGGTGTAGATGTTGATGACGAGTCTCTATTTGATGAGATAACTAATCTACCAATTGTTAATAATATTAAAGATGGTACAGTTTATTTTAATACAGCAAGTTTACAAGCTTCAAATCTAAATAAAGTAGATCCAGAAAAAAATAAGAAAAAGGTTAAAGCAATGGCTAAGAAGCAAGTTGATAAAGAGTTAAGCAAATGAGTGTAGGATTAAACGCATCACAGGCAAGAGCAAAAGCATCACAAGACATGATTGTGTATAAAGAAACACAAGCTATCATGGAAAAAGTCATCACTGAAAGCGGATTAGGAAAGTTTGAAGCATACGTAGATGACGGTACTACAATGACAATCTCTACTCCAAGTGTAGCAAACACTGGTACAGTAATCAACCCCACAATTTCTGTAGGTGAAACTCTTATTATTGATAGTCAAACAGTAACTTTAGGAACAACAGGAACATCACTTAATGCAGTTATTGCAGATATTAATGATGCAGGTGTTACAGGATTAACAGCATCAAAAGCTGGTGGCTACTTAGTTTTAACTGTAGAAGATGCCGCAGGCCAAACATGGACATATGAAATAGGAGCTGGAACAGCAAATGCTTCTTTAGGTTTTACAGCAGGTGTATACAGTTTAACAAACCCAACTAGTGTAAGTTATTTTGAAGTTTGGCAAGGTACTACAGCAGATCGTGCTCTTCAAAATCAAATGGAAGAAGTAATTAGAGAATTCAATAACTTAGGTTATAAAATAGAAAGATTAACAAATTCGTCTACTAATAGAACGTTTAAATGGTATATCTATTGGTAAAATGGCTGACATAATAAAACACAAGCATCTTATTATAAGAGCAGAAACCAACAAAACACCAACTGATCCTAAGTGGTTGCATTCATGGCTAGTAAAAGTAGTACAAGAAATAAAAATGGACATATGTCAAGGCCCTATTACAGCATATGTTGATGTACCAGGAAATAAAGGACTAACTGGCGTAGTAATTATAGAAACATCACACATTGCAGTACATATTTGGGACGAAGTTGATCCTGGATTATTGCAAATGGATGTTTATTCATGTGCTGAATTTAACCCACAAACTATATTCGATATGATTGATGAAGCATTTGAACCAGTAAAACTAGAATACAAATTCTTAGATAGAGAAAAAAGTCTAACTACAATAGAATCAAAAAATAAATTACGATAGGACTATAAAATTATGCGTGTAGCATTCATTGGTGATAGTTATTTAGCATACAATCAAGAAGGACAACAGAAAAATAGTTGGACCTATTTGTTGTCAGAACACTTCCCACAACATCAATATTATAATTATGCCTCTGGCGGTCGAGGATATGATTATTATCAATTATGTTTACTTGATGCAAAAATAAGAAATATAGATGTTATTATTATTAATGCAACATTTAATCATAGAGCATTACAATTAATTTCTGATAATGAATTTAATTTCAAATTAAAAGAAGTCAATAATAGGTATTTTGAATTAATATTAGAAGATCTTGCTTGGTTTAGTCCACATAGCACTGCTAGTGGTACAAACGTTTTTTTCACAGGCAATGATACCAATCTAATACCGCAAGTTGTAAAGAATTCAATAACTGAATCATTGAGCAATAAAGCATTGTCTGGTGCTCAGCGTGATCATAATGATAAATGGTATGAAAATATGGCTTCACTTTATAATTTTAAGCATATATTAAAACTTAGTTTATTACTAGAAGTCGACTCAGTTAACAGGTCAGCTGACGAAAGTGCATGTAGACAACTTCAAAGGGCTTTTGGAATTAATCCTGCAAAGGTTGCATGGGAACCAAGCAAAAAAATATTTGATGCAGGACTTTCTGTTTCTGAAACAGATAGTCACTGGAGTCCGTTTGCTAATCAATGGGTATTTGACAATTATATTTTGCCCAGAGTCGTTGACATATTGTCAGAATAATAGTATACTTACTCTATGCCAGAAATTAATAGTCCTTACCATTACAAAAAATTTAAAAGAACAAGTGTAGATGGTAAACGTCTATATCAAAACCCTTGGGGCGACCCTGTTCCAAGTGTCACAACAATATTAAGTGATACACAACCAGCAGAAAAACGTGCTGGACTTGCCGCTTGGCGAAAACGTGTAGGTAAAGAAGAAGCACAACGCATTACAACTACTGCCGCAAATCGTGGAACAGTAATGCACAATATACTTGAACATTGGGCTCTTGGAGAATACGAAACTTATAATCCTGGTAACAATATAGTACATAGGCAGGCTAAAGCAATGGCGCAAGTTGTTGTTGAAAACATTGAAAATGATATTGATGAATTATGGGGTACAGAAGTAAATTTAGTAGCAAAAGAATTATATGCAGGTACAACAGACTTAGTTGGTGTGTATAAGGGAAAGCCTACTATTATGGACTTTAAACAAACTAATAAGCCTAAGAAGCGTGAATGGATTGACGATTATTTCCTACAAGGCGCCGCTTATGCAATTGCACATAATGAGATGTATGGCACTGATATTAGCCGTATTGCTATCTTTATGTGCAGTGGTGATTGTCAATGGCAACTGTTTGAATGTGGACCAGATGAATTTCCAGAATATGAATTAAAATGGGCAGAGAGATTAGAGAAATTTTATAATTTATCATAAATACTTTATTATAAGGAAGAAGAAATATGGCAACAATTACAGCACGAATGACAGCACGAAAAGGCAATCTAGCAGATTTGCCAAGATTACTTCCAGGTGAACTAGGACTAGCATCAGATGAACAGAAAGTTTTTATGGGAATGGAACCTGCACAAGGTTCTATTGATGTAACAAACAGTACAGCATCATTATGGAAAGTAGAATTCACCGCTGGAAATACTCCAATTACTGAAGATTTTATTGAGTTATTAAATGAAATTACATATTGGGTTACAATTGATCCACATGATAGTGCAACTGATACAATAATAGACGGTTCTAATATTACTTTTATTGATGGTATGGCACAGTTCGATAGTGGCTTAGCTAGAGTACCTTCAATAGTAACTAATGTTGATAGAGTTTATTTTAATTATAATAGAGAATTTGGCTATCATGCTGAAGCATTCCCGAATCCAAGACAACAGATTACTTTTACTAAATCACAAGCGGCAGGCACAGCTGAAGTATTAAATGACGATGTTAATACTGGTAAGGAAGTAGCTTTCTTAATAGCAAACAAAAATAGTGTAACAATTGACTACACACTTAAAGTTACTACTGGATTTAGGCATGGAACTATAAAGATTCTTATAGACGAAACAGGTACTCCTACTAATGCATCTATAAAAGATGAATATGACATATCAACAGGAACAGTACCAGTTATATTTGGGTTAGAAGCAGACTCTGTGAATAACACTAAGTGGTATCTTACATTTGATTCAACAGATATAACAAATGCACATACATTTACATATATTCAAAAGTCATTTAAATAATTAATGACTTGTACAAAATGTGGAAAACAATGAAATAAAACTAATAGTTTTGGTTGACGATATTCACATTATAAACTATAATTAATTATAGTATCAATTCAAAGAAGTAAGCACAAATTCAATGTACGCAGTACCTTGGTAAAATAGTTTTTAACTATAAACAAAAGAAATTGGATAATAAATGAGCAAAGACATAACAATTGTAAAACGTGATGGATCACGTGAAGAATTAGATTTAGAAAAAATGCATAATGTAGTTTTTTATGCGTGTGAAGGTGTTACTGGAGTAAGTGCAAGTCAAGTAGAATTAAAGAGTCATATACAATTTTATAATGGCATAGAAACAGATCAAATACAAGAAACATTAATTAAAGCTGCCGCAGATCTTATTACTGAAGAAACACCTAATTATCAATGGGTAGCAGGTAGATTAATTAATTATCATTTAAGAAAAGTAGTTTACAAATCATTTAAACCACCCCACATTATTGAAATTGCTCGTAAAAATGTAGACGAGGGTTATTACGACAAAAGTTTTTTCTCTGATTATAACACAGACGAAATCGATCAATTAAACAATTATATTAAACACGATAGAGATGAAAACATTGCATATGTTGGCATGGAACAGTTTCGTGGCAAGTATCTTGTTCAAAATCGTGTAACTGGAGAAGTTTACGAAACTCCACAAGTAGCTTATATGATGATTGCGGCTACATTGTTTTCTGCGTATCCAGTAGAAACAAGAATGAAGTATGTAAAAGACTATTATGATGCTATTAGTAATTTTGATATTTCTTTACCTACTCCTGTAATGGCTGGGCTTAGAACGCCACAACGCCAGTTTAGTAGTTGTGTACTTATTGAAACCAATGATAGTCTTGATAGTATTAATGCTACAAGTAGTGCTATTGTTAAATATGTTTCTCAAAAAGCAGGTATTGGTATAGGCGCAGGCAGTATTCGTGCTATCGGTTCACCAATTAGAAATGGTGATGCAAGTCACACAGGTGTTATTCCATTTTTTAAACTATTTCAAAGCTCAGTAAAATCTTGCTCACAGGGCGGAGTTAGAGGTGGAGCGGCAACATTATATTATCCAATATGGCATTTAGAAGTAGAAGATTTACTCGTTCTAAAGAACAATAAAGGTACAGAGGACAACCGTGTACGACATATGGATTATGGTGTACAGTTTAATAAACTTATGTATGAAAGATTACTTACTGGTGGAAACATAACATTATTTTCACCCAGTGATGTTCCAGGCTTGTATGAATCCTTTTTTGATAATCAGGAAAAATTTAAAGAATTATATGAAGAAGCAGAAAAAACAGTAGAAAGACAAACAGTAGTTTCTGCCGCTGACTTATTCAGTAGTTTTATGGAAGAACGCAAAAATACAGGACGTATATATTTACAAAACGTAGATCATGCAAATGAGCATGGTTCATTCAAACCAGAAGTAGCACCAATTAAACAAAGTAACTTATGTTGTGAGATTACTTTACCCACAAAACCATTAGACTTTTTTAATGATAACAACGGTGAAATTAGTCTATGTACATTGAGTGCTATTAATTGGGGTAATATTAAAACACCAAAAGATTTTGAGCGTGTATGTAGATTATCAGTTCGTGGATTAGATGAACTATTAAGTTATCAACGATATCCAGTAATATCAGCAGAACGTAGCACAATGAGAAGACGTCCATTAGGTATTGGAATTATTAATTTTGCATTTTGGTTAGCAAAAAATGATTTAAATTATCAACATATTGATTCAAAAGGTTTAGCGAAGGTTGACGAATGGGCAGAAGCATGGAGTTATTATTTAATCAAAGCAAGTGCAGATTTGGCAGCAGAAAAAGGTAGCATTGATGGTATATATGAAACAAAATATGGTGATGGAATTACACCTAATATGACTTATAAAAAAGAATTAGATGAACTTATACCACATAAAGAACGTATGCCGTGGAAAAGTTTACGTAATCAACTTAAAAAAACAGGTATCCGTAACAGTACATTAATGGCACTTATGCCTGCTGAAACATCAGCACAAATTAGTAACAGCACAAACGGCATTGAACCGCCACGTGCATTTGTTAGTGTAAAGCAAAGTAAACACGGAGTACTCAAACAAGTAGTTCCAGGTTATCCACGCTTAAAGAACAAATATGACCTACTGTGGGACCAGAAAAGCCCAGAAGGTTATTTAAAAATTATGGCAGTATTGCAAAAATATATTGATCAAGGCATTAGTGTTAATACAAGTTATAACCCAGAATTTTTTGAAGAAGAAAAGATACCAATGAGTATTTTGCTACAGCATCTTGTAATGTTTTACAAGTATGGAGGCAAACAGCTTTATTACTTTAATACTAATGATGGGCAAGGTGAAATAGATTTAATGGATAAAAATGAAGAAAATAGACCAGAAGAAAACTTATTAGATAGAGAATCTTTTGAGTCAGACAAAGACTACGACGACTATTGCGAAAGTTGTGTACTTTAATTAAGGAAAATCATGAATGACAATTTTAAATGTAAAAACTGACAAATACCATACAGAAGCAAATGCATTTTTAGATGGGTCTTTAGGTTTTCAAAGATATGATACTGTAAAATATAAACAGTTTGACAAATTGACTGAGAAACAATTAGGTTTCTTTTGGCGACCAGATGAAATTGATGTAAGTAAAGATTCAAAAGATTTTAAAGATCTTACTAAACATGAACAACATATCTTTACTAGTAATTTAAAGCGTCAAATTCTACTCGACAGTGTACAAGGTAGAGCACCAGTAGAAGTGTTTAGTCCTATTGTAAGTTTACCAGAATTAGAAAACTGGATTCTAACATGGACATTTAGTGAAACAATACATTCACGCAGTTATACACATATTATTCGTAACATTTATGCTAATCCAACTACAGTTTTTGATGAACTATCAGATAGCAAAGAAATTATGGAGTGTGCGGATGATATTTCCAGATATTATGATGATTTAAATGAATATAGTATGCACTATCAATTACTAGGCACAGGCACACATACTATTAATGGAAAGAAAATTACTATTAATAAATATGAGTTAAAGAAAAAGATTTGGATGTGTCTTAATAGTGTTAATATATTAGAAGGTGTTCGTTTTTATGTAAGTTTTGCATGTAGTTGGGCATTTGCTGAACTAAAGAAAATGGAAGGTAATGCTAAAATTATTAAATTCATTGCACGTGATGAAAACTTGCATTTGGCAAGTACACAGTATCTATTGACAAAAGTATTAACTAAAGAAGATAAAGATTTTAAAAAAATTGCAGAAGAATGCAAACAAGATGTTAGTGATATGTTTGTTTCAGCAGTAGAACAAGAAAAGAAGTGGGCAGATTATTTGTTTCAAGATGGATCTATGATTGGTTTAAATGCACAATTGCTATGTGACTACATTGAATGGATTTGCTGTAAGCGTATGGTATCACTGGGCATAAAATGTCCTTATACAACCCCACAAGCCAATCCACTCCCATGGACACAAAAATGGATTAGTGGCAAAGAAGTACAAGTAGCACCACAAGAAACAGAAATTAGTTCATATGTTGTTGGTGGTGTTAAAAAAGACGTATCAGAAGATACATTTACAGGATTAAGTTTATGATTACAATTTATGGAAAAACAGCATGCGGTTTTTGTGATGCAGCAAAACAATTATGCGAAACAAGGGGATACAAGTACAAGTATAAACAACTTGATAAGGATTTTACAAGAGAAGACATTATTAAAACATTTCCGGGAGCAAGGACGTTCCCACAAATTATTGTCAATGATGATAAAATAGGCGGATACGAGCAACTAATTCAATACATTGAAGAAACGCCAATGGCATAGTATTAATTTAAATAGGAGGACAATATGTTAATAGAAGAACAATATAAATCTGGTGATATAATAAGTATAAAACTTTCATCAGGAGAAGAAATGATTGCACGATTAGATAAAGAAGAAGGTGATGACATCACAGTTCTTAAACCTTATATCTTAGTCGCAGCACAAAAGGGCGTTGCACTTGCACCGTACATGTTTACAGTTAATCCAGAAGCTAAGATAAGGCTGAAGATAAATAATGTTATATGCATAGTTAAATCAGCAAAAGATGCTAGTGATATGTATATTAAACAAAGTACAGGAATAGCAATAGCAAGTGCCACAGGTTCATAGAAATAATGATTCACGTAAGTGCGGTGCAGTAACAATAGCATCAGCACACAAAAACGTGTATGTAAACAGTCAACCAATCAGCGTTAATGGTGATCCAAACAACCATGGCGATGGTGCCTTATCAGCACAATGCAGAAATGTATATGTAGGTGGTAAGTTAGTAGTGCTAAACGGCAATTCAGCCAAACCAGACAACTTATGTCCTATTCCAGGAGGCCCACATTGTGGTCCAGATGCTACCTCAGGTAGCCCTAATGTATATATAGGTCAATAACATGAGTGATTTCACAGACGGTATTAAAGATGCAAGTGAATACCTTAACGCCACTAAGGTAGATATACCTACAGGTGAAGTTATAGTAGACGCTAAAACAGGCACTGTAATCGCTCAAACTCATTCATATAGCCTAAAAGAAATTATATGTATGCTATTAGCCGGAAATGGCATAAAACTTCCAAACTTACAGATATGTTTAAAAGTAAACTTAGGTAGATTAATACCAGAGATTCCTGCAGGCTTAGAAGATTTAAAAGAAGCACTTGAAGAAGCTGAAAAAGCCCTCGACGATTTTATTTCACATACTAACATTGATAATGTACTAGCAAGACTAAATGCCGCAGTAGCAGAATTTGCCGCTATTGCAAATATGATTAATTTTTGTGGAACACCAGTAGTACCAAAAGCCATACCAAATGTTGTTAGAGACGCAATGGGTAGTTTCACAGGCGCAGGTAAAGATATACTTGACACACTAGGAACTATGGCTGACAGTGAAATAGGTGGATGTATTGGTTCTAGCGGATTTAGACCAGATGCATTTACAGGTGGATTATTAAAACAATTAGGAGACAACATTGGTAATTTACTTGGTATGCCAGCGGAAGTAAAACAAAGTATTATTAATGACTTAAATGCATTTAAATCAGATATTACAAATCTTATGACATTTGAAAATAATTTTAAAGGATCTGATAGTGTTGGCGGTAGTATATTTTCTCCTAGTTTAAGAATAAACACTGGTGTTGGTGTAGCAATTGACATAGGTAGTATGACACTAGCACAAAGTCAAATGTATGCAGGCAGTTTGCAGGCATTATTTAACAGTTTAAAAGGTTATGAAGTAGATGCTAACGGTAATAATATTTTTGCTTATTTGTTAGAACCTGAGATGTTAGCACAATTAGAAAATGATGGTTCACCTACAGTTCCATTAGGAGAAAGAGAACCAGTATATGATCACTGCAACAGAATAACTGGCTATACTGAAAGAAGTATACAAACAGTACAAGGAGTTAGTAGCGGTGGCCCAGCAGAAAACATAGTACAGCCTGGTGTAACAGGATTATCAGAAAGTGGTGCAGTAGTAAGTAGTCCACCAGCAAGTACAACAAATCTAGGAAGTGGTGGTACAACAACTACATCAAGTGGTAGTGCTGATTTAAGTGGATATTCTACTACAGCACAAATGCAGGCGGCAGATGCAGTAGTAACAACTGCATTCGGTGCAGCAGATGCAGTAGTAACAACTGCATTCGGTGCGGCAGATGCAGTAGTAACAACTGCGTTTACAGCGGCAGATACTACAGCAACAACAGATCGTGCAGTAATACGTACAGAGTTCGCTATAGCAGATGCAACACTTCAAGGAAATATTGATACAAATTCAGCGTTAATTACAACTAATACAGCATCGATTACAGCTATGCAACCTTATGCTACTGCTAGTCCAACATTTACAGGTATAACAACAACAAATTTAACAGTAACAGGCACAGGCAGTATAACACTCGCAAGTGGAAATGATTTATCATTAACTGCAACAGACAGAGTAAAAATAACAGGACTTACTCCATTCAAACTTGCTACAATGACTACAACAGAGCGTAATGCACTTTCATTGGCAGAAAATGGAGATATGATTTATAATACAACTACTAATAAATTCCAAGGCTACGCAAACGGAGCATGGGCGGATCTACATTAATGGAAAAAGAATACATTGTTGTTTTAAACCCTGATATAGATTTTGCTCAATTCAATCAAGAAATGATTGATAACACGGGTGCAGGTGTTATTCCAAATAGAGTAGTTGACGTAGCCAATCCTAGACCAGGTAGTCAACGAAGCACACACTACTCATTAACAGATCAAGAAGCAGAACAACTAAAAAACGACCCTAGAGTACGTGATGTAGAAATACCACCCGATCAACGAGATGATATTGAAATTGGATTTTTAGCATCTCAATCTGGAAATTTTACAAAAACTACATCTGATAGTGGGAGTCAGCTTAATTGGGGTATGCGTAGATGTATGGAAAGCACAAATCCATATGGTACAAGTAATATTGATCCAGGCGGGGATTTTACATATACATTAGATGGTACAGGTGTTGATGTAGTAATACAAGATTCAGGATTACAAGTAGATCATCCAGAATTTGAAGATGCGGATGGTGTTAGTAGAGTACAAGAAATAGATTGGTATGACGAAAGTGGATTAACTGGAACGCAAAGTGCCAATCATTATAGAGATTTTAATGGACACGGTACACATGTTGCTGGAACAGCGACAGGATTAACTTATGGATGGGCCAAAAATGCTAGAATTTATTCTGTTAAAGTAGGTGGTCTCGAAGGTAGTGGCGATAGTGGCGGTATTCCTATTAGCAACTGTTTTGATGTTATCAAAGAATGGCACAATAATAAAACAAATGGTAGACCAACTATAGTTAATATGAGTTGGGGATATAGTACATCTATTGGTAATTCATTTGATAATATAACAAGTATTAATTATAGAGGAACAACATATGATGAAAATAATGATACACAATGGAATGAAAGTAATGCGTATATGTCTGAAACGTATGGATTTTTTCCTTATCTAGTCTGGGGAAATTTTCGAGTTCCAGTAAGAGTGGCAAGTGTAGACTCTGATGTAGAAGAAATGATAGCGGCTGGAGTACATGTATGTATTGCCGCTGGTAATAATAGTTTTAAAGTGGATGTAAGTACTGGAACAGACTATGATAATACATTAACGTATTCATCTACTACTAGAAATTATCATAGAGGTAGTTCACCATACAGCGATGGAGCATTTATGGTAGGTAGTGTAGATTCTGCTACACATACTGGTGGTTTAGATAGAATTAGTAGTTTTAGTACAAGAGGTCCAGGTGTTACAATATGGGCTCCAGGAAGTAATATTAGAAGTGCATTTAGTGATACAAATGGACATAACGACGCTGATTATTATTTAGACTCATCATTTAGGCAAGGAAGTATTTCGGGTACTAGTATGGCTAGCCCACAGGTTTGTGGCTTAGGAGCAACTATTTTACAACTAAATCCACACCTAACTACAGCACAATTACAGCAAAAAATGACGAATTTAGCACCAAATGACGTGTTACATAGTACTTCTTCCGGTATTGACTATAACGATAATAGATCACTGTTAGATGCACCCAATAAGCTACTATATACGCCTTTTAACAGCAGTTTTGTTCTTTCTGCTTCATAATTAGCATATTTTATAAAAAAACCGGTATTTCTTGGTTGACAAAACCTCATCTTAGTAGTATAGTATTACTAATAAGAGTAAAATCTTATCAAATTAATTAATTATATAATTATGGTATAAAAATGAGAGCAACAGAATATAAAGATGGAATAAAACGTATAAAGGCTAAGATTGAGGTTCCTATGAGTGAACTTGATGTTAGTAATTACGTACTTAGTGCTCTTGCACATAACGCCGTTGATTTGACACAGATACAAAAACTTAATAAACGCGAATTGTTACAATTAGCGAAAGAAGAAGTAAAACAAAAAGGAATACAATCTATTTCTATTGAATCTGTTGATAATGATACTAAAGTCATTGTAAGAAACTATGTAAAGCAGATGTTCCCAGAGTTACAATAATGGGGCATGAAACCGAAGATGAGCGTTTCGAGATGTTTGAGAATTACATGAAACATCGAGATTGGTCAGAAGAAGATGAGGGTATTATTGACCCCTTTATTGATATGCAACCTATGTTAGGCCAAGATGTGCTATTAGCTGTAGAACGAGTTAACGAGCAAGTTCAAGCGGCCTGATAAATAATACAGTAGCCGGTATAGCTCAGTTGGTAGAGCATCTGATTTGTAATCAGGAGGTCGAGTGTTCAAATCATTCTGCCGGCACCACGTAACGTGGGGGATTAGCTCAGATGGGAGAGCGCCTGGTTTGCATCCAGGAGGTCGTCAGTTCGATCCTGATATCCTCCACCATTTAGGATAATCTATGGACATATCAGTATATCAAAATAACACAGGAAGTGCACCAGCAATTCACTGGTGGCTTTCACAGGAACTTAACATAGGTCCTGAATTATATGATTTTAACACAGGTTATTGTAGACCCAGTGGGCATCATGTAGGTGCCATTGTTATTGAAAATGAGCAATCTAAATATCATCAACTACATAAACAATCAATTAAATTACTAGAAGAGTCAACAAGCATTATTGATGTTATGGCTCCCTTTAATGATGTTAAAGAAGAATTTGATTATTTTGTTTGGAGTAATTATAGTGGTAATTTATTTAATCCAGATAATATTATTAAAGCAGATAAAACAATTCTTGTTGATAACAGTTCAGCAGAGCAATTATTTTTCTACATTAGTCAATACGCATTTGCATGGTTAGAGTCAGTTGATGATATTGCCCAACAAACTAAGTCGTGGGCAAATGAACATAATATTGAAAATTGGGAAGATGTTTGGAACGAAAAGTATCATAATGATTTTGTACAAGCCTTTAAAGATAACAAATTGAAATATATGTGGCAACTTAATTTTGCTCATCATGACTTAATGGATCAGTTACAAAAAGGCAAGGATGATATAACATTAGTTGATGCTGATGATCACGTAAGACTATTTGAAGTAAAAAAACAAAAAGAAGATTTTACAGACACATTATTCTCTTATGCAAATAATGAAGTAAGTCATATTGTAGTTGGTGATGATTGGTTTAATGATTCTGAACAAATAATAGATTATACAGAAATTATTGGTTCTTTTAGATTAAAAAAATTTCTAATAGACTATACTAACTTATATAAACGTAAAAAACAGCTATACCTGGACACTTTTTCAAAATATTTATAAATAATATGATCCTTGGTAGCTCAGTTGGTAGAACTGTCATAAATACATATGTAAATTAAAGGAGCTCTACCATGTTAGGAAAATGTCAACAGTGTGATATAGAATTTAATTATAACCCACATCATAAAAGAGGAAAATTTTGTAGTATAGATTGCAATAAAGCATTTAGATTACAAAGCAAAGAAACGTTACGTGAACAACGTTACAATGATTGGTTAGCTGGCAAGGATTTAGGATTAAAAACTCCTCGTCGGCTAATTAGAGAATTTGTTATTAAACGCGATGGCAACAAATGTAATTGTTGTGGTATAACAGAGTGGAACGGCAAAGCGATTACTTTGTGGTGTGATCATATAGATGGTAATGCTACTAACAATGATCAAAGCAACTTCCAACTGGTATGTCCAAATTGTGATTCACAACAAGATACATTTGGAGCAAAGAACACAGGAAACGGTCGTAAATCTTTAGGCTTACCACAATACGGTTAAGCATATATATATATGAACATAGGAATATATCAAACAGTAAATGCACATGCACCAGCTATACATTGGTGGCTTGCCCATGACAACCGATTTGGACCTCAATTATATTGCGGACAAGATCCTTCTCTTAACGGTGATGATATTGGTTCAATTGTACAAGAAATAAGACGTAATGCAGATGGTAAAGGATTTAACCATATAATGGATAATGAACTTT